GCTTCTTCGGAAACGTCGAGTTACAAAGTAACCCTACAAACCGTTTTCTATAGCTATTCACTACTCTTTAAATTAAGCCCCCAACCCGAAAGGGAGGTAGGATAATTTAAATGTAATGCTTAAGTCATAGAATATTGGGATGTGAAATAAGCTTTGGTGTTCATACCATCACTTATTCGACATCTTTATATGTCCCGTAAGGCCCTCTTTCGAGGTAAATCTTACTGAGATGTATAATGTTGGATAAGAAGAAGCTTAACTTTACTAGAGTCAGCCGGTTATTACTTTATTTAATTTCACGATTAAATAACTAATAATTAGCTTTCTTTAGGGCTAAAGCAGTCTTCTTACTTCCCGTCCTCCCTCACAGGAGTACAACGGAAATAGGTCATCTTTAGTGAATTTTGGTTTGTTTTTATCCAAGATCCGCTAAAGATGTCTGCTTTATTGTATCTTTAGGATTCTTCTGCAAAGAAGTAAAACTAAGACTAAATAAAATCTATGAAAAATATAAAATTTATATCTTTAAGAGATTTATTTAGAGATACGATAAAATCAGAACCTATGGTATCGCTTAATAATTCTATTGAATTATTAGCCTTATCTTCTAGATTAGGCTGGAGAGTTTCTCTAGCCATATTTGGAAGACAAGGAAGAACTAGCTTTCGTTTAAGACAAATTCACAACTTCTTTAACTACATTTTACGAATGAATCGTAAACATGGAGGTAAATATGTTGTTTCTTATCTTAAATTCAGCCAATTAGCAATACAAAAGGCAATAGCAGGAAATAAATTAGAATCTTTGCGTGAGCTAGATCCTTCTTTATCTCTCCGTAGGTTAACCTCTTCAGGATTTCCTAGATATATTCCGTTACACGATAGACGTGCAATGAAAAGTGGATCAACATCTGTTATAAGATTTTGATTAACTTTATTTGCTGTTTATCGAATCGTGAATATACCTGGAAAACTGAAATTAGGAACCATAACGGATCCTTTTTCAGGTAATAAGAAAGGTTATGAAAGAGTCTCTAGAGAGTTGGCAACATTAGTTGAGAACTCAAAGAGAATGTTTCGTACATCTATCTTAAAATCTGATCCAGGAATGCTATTACTTGAGACATCGTCTCCAACGACCAAAGTTTCGTGACTTGGAATCTTTAATGACCCGTACTTACTTGCAAAAGCAGGTTTAGGACAGGTTATGTTAGATTACATGAACGAACTTGGGTATTCTAGATTACTAAGTATTTGAACAGGAATCTTCAAGTATTATAAACTTGTAGAGAAATGTTCTATACTTAGTTCTAAATTTGAACTACCAGGTGGTACTCGTTTATGAGATCAATATAAAGTCTCAAAAGTCGGTACTCTTCCTCGTGTAGGACAATTATCTAGAAAATTGGAGCCGGCTGGGAAAGTAAGAGTATTTGCGATGGTAGATATATGGACTCAATCTATATTATCTCCATTACATAATATGCTTACTGATTTCCTAGCATCATTACCAAACGATGGTACAAAGGATCAGGTTGCTTCTTGAAAGAGAGCAGCCGAAAAATCCAAATGTGGCCGAAGTTTTGGTTATGATTTGTCTGCAGCTACTGATAGACTACCAATTGATTTACAAAAGGTTATTCTTTCTAAAATTATTGGAAAGAAAGTAACCGATTTGTGGAGTCAATTGATGGTCGGCAGAGACTATTACCTAGCCTGAACTGATGAAGAAATTTTATCTTTCAAGAAACAATGTGAGATTAATCCCGCATTGTTCAAGGAAAGTGTGAACTTATCACCAGGGTTAGGTAATGGGACAGCTAAGGTATTTGAAGATGGATCTTACACTATTGGTGCTGGACACGGTGTTAACTTACGTTATGCCGTTGGACAGCCAATGGGTGCATTATCTTCCTTCAATATGCTTGCTGTTACTCATCACTTTTTGGTTCAACTTGCTTATCAAAGAAGTCTTCCATTCTATAAGAAAATGAAAATTATCTTATTGTTTGGAGAATTTCAATGATATAGCAATTATGAAATCACTGGTGATGATTTGGTTCTTTTTGATGCAGATGTAGCACAAGAATATCTTCAGATAATGAACGATATTGGAGTGCCTATAAATGCAACAAAAAGTGTTGTTGCCAGTATTCCTTGTGTGGAATATCTTAAAGTGACAACGCTTAGAGCTAAAAATATCTCTGCTCTTTCTTGAAAGATGTTGATATCTAATAATTCTTTTATGGGCCGTATTAATTCTGTATATACTCTATTAGATAGAGCTTATATAGGTAATACCGGTATCATAAATTGATTAGGAGATATGACTTGTCAGTCAATAGGGAAAGGGAACATTAATTTGACCCTTTTCTCTGTGATTAACAAGTACCATCAAGAAGGAAAGTTATCATTAGCTAATGTA